GTGTATCGTCAAGGCAAAGTCGTTAAATTTACTTCCCAAATAAAGAAATAGTTTTATAAAATAATCGAGAATTTACCTGAAAGTTTAACTGAATTTCATCGTTCCGGGTATTTCAAAAACTTTTGGTATGAGTATAACTTGAAAAAATTTTCTCACCTATATTTTAGATATATAAGAGTAAGTATAATATGGGAATATTCCATAAAAAAATAAGATATAACGTTCGAGGAGGACAGTATTTTTATACCTCGCATATTACGATTTCAAAATACTTTATTTTTAAAACAAAATTTTATAATTTTTTTAGAAAATTTAAATTTTCCAATAAAAAATAATTTAAATTAAACTTTTTACTGATCTTTTTTTTCTTACAAATTTTATTTTAGTTTTTTTACTAGTTGCCTTATTTTTTATAGAAGGCCTTTTTCCACAGTAATGATACATTGAATAACATAAAACATCCGAGATATCATCAACTTTTCCAGATAATAAAAAAGGGCTCCACAGTAAACATTGTTCTTCATTGAATTTATTTTTTAGAAAATATTTTGCATGTTGGATGGACTCCCATTTTCGTTTAGCATAAGCTCCTTTTAATTTACAGATTAATTCTGGCCCATCATACACTTTTAGTTTTTCCGAAGCTCTAATAAATTTTATTGAAGTTTCTTGATTTATAAAAAATTCAGTAAGTTTTCCATAAAGGACATGCGAAATGAAACACATTTTGGGAGAAAATGAAGGTTGTAACTCTATAAGAACTGTGTCTATTTTTGTCATTAATTCTTTATTTTCTGATATTATACTATTCAACGTAATTATCATAGCTTTAGCTAAGTCTTGTAATAGATAATCCTTTATTTTCTTTTTTGAATAACTGTGTTTAGGCTTGATTTCAATTTCTTTTGGGAAATGGGTCTTGCACGAATAATTTTCAATTTCTTCGAGATCGTATTTATAAGAACAATTTTTCCCGCAAATTTTTCCATTTTTCTGAATTCCCTTGCACGAGTGTTGGTCATCTTCAAGAGTGTCGTAAGATTTCCATAATTCGATGGTGTATGTCAAAGTGTCTTTTGGATCTGTACAGTTTAACACACACAACGCTAGAGTTCGTATTCCTATATCTATAGATAGTATCATCTGGTACCCATGACAGTTATTTTAAAATAAATTTTAAAACTTATTTATTTTATAATGATATAGTATAATCAAAATGGTATTAATTTGTGGAGACTCAAGATTTATGACTAGCTATTTTTCAAGCTGTGAACTTGAAAAAAAATTTATGGAAGCTTCCGGTGCGAAAGATAGTTATTCTTATAAAATATTTCTTCAAGAACATGGAAAAGAACTGACTGAAAAAATGTCTTATGAACAAATGAAAAAAACAGAAGTTAAACCATGTGGTTGCAATAAACAAGTAAAAGTTATTCGACCATTCAAATAAAAAAATTGAATCAATATATATATATGTACTAAAAAAGTATACAACAATGGATATGTTATCACAAATTGTGGATATGTTTGGAGATATAAGCTTGAATAAGCTTCACAATACTGAAAACAATAAAATCGATTATGATTATGACGAAATATTAAATCTCGCTGCTCACCAAGGAGATTTAAAAAACTTCAAGATAATCTTTATTTTTGCACGCGATAATAATCTACATTTAGATTATCTTGAAGCATTTTGGCATGCATTATGGTCTAAAACACATGATACTCTTGAAATCGTAGAATTCCTCGAAGACAGTGGTCTTATTTTAAATAGGGATGAAGTATTTTCAGCTTTAACTTACAGTATAAGCATAGGAAATCTTGATCTTGTAGAAAAATTTAGCAGTATTTTTGAAGACTACCAGGAAACTACGATCGAGCATTTTAATGACTGGATAGCCATTGCTATCAATAACAATTTCAAAGAAATTGTATTATTTCTACAAGAAAAAGCTAATATGATGGGAATCAATTTTAATTACAGCAGCGATTCTGAAAGTGAAATGGATTATGATTACTAAAAAAACTAAAAAAACTAAAAAACCCTAAACAAAAACTGTTTAGGGTTTTTTTAATGTACTACAGTTAAAGATATAGTATATCTACTGATAAATGTCTAAAAAATATATCGCCACGATTTATACTATTCAAGCAATTTCTATACTTTGTCTAGCGAAAGCATGTAAAAAAATAGACAATGAAGTAAAAACTTTTATCAAGAAAAGTACAGTTAAAAAATAAATAAGAGTAAATAATAAATGCAGAGAGTTTATATATTATCAGAAAATGAAAGATGGAATGTTGTTGGTATCTATACCAATATCAGGCAAGTAAAAAAATGCATTGCTTCCAGAGATTCTGCTAAATTCATTCTTTATGAAATGAGAATGAATGAGATTCCTACTGGAAAAAATTCCAGAGATGTTACTTGGATGATTGCTGAAAAAACAGAAGATTAAAGAACTTTATTTTTCGTTTAATAATGAATAAATAAATAGTAGTTATAAATAATATATGGTATTTGACGAAATTTTCAATGGGGACACTGTTGATCGTATTGATAACAGTGGTATTAATAACCCTGCCATTATTAATACTTGCATTAGTCCAAACTTATTTGCATTAACATTTGATGATGGTCCAGATTTTAATACTGAGGCATTACTTGGTATCTTAGATAAAAATAATGTCAAAGCTACATTTTTTATTAACGGTATCAATGCGAGCCCGTTATTAAAACCTGTTCTCAAAAAAATGTTTAATAATGGACATCAATTAGCTTCTCATGGCTGGTCTCATCAAGATCTAGCAACCTTGGGAAATGATTTATTACTAGAAGAATTAGATAAAAATAACGAGCTTATCAAAGAAATTACTGGAAATATTTCAACAATTATAAGGCCACCTTATGGCTCTATCACAAACGAAGTAATCTCTACCCTTACCAGACTTGATTATTCTTTGATTTGGCTTAATGCTGATTCAAAAGACTATGAAATTTGTAATGATTCGGCATTTACACAAATTACAAAAGAATACTATTCCCCATTATTAAATGGAGGTTCTTTGATCGCACTTCATCATTCTTTTTGTAATTCAACAGTATATACTTGGACTCAAATGCTTATAGATATTGTTAAACAAAAAGGATATCGTTTTGTTACCATAGATGAATGCATTGGTAAACATGCATTACCTAAATTAGGCAACGCTTTTCCTAGTGAACCTAAACCTGCACCTCGAAAAAAATCAAGTAGTTTATCTGATTTATCAATTTCTTCATTATCAGTGTTGATGGCATGGTTTACTTTATTATTATAAATCAAAACAAAATCACTAAAAGAATTTAATTTCGTTGTCAGTAACACAGATAACTAAAATAAAATCTTTTTTTAATTTCTAATAGTAAGTTCGATGAATTGCAGTTTACTTGAAATCAAAAAAAGCTACAGACCTGAGAAAAAGATGATGGCTACATTTTTGAATTTAAAGACTAACAGAACTAAGACTGTTCACTTCGGGGCAGCAAAAATGAGTGACTTCACCTTGCATCGTGATCCAAAAAGAAAACAAAGATATCTTGCTAGACACTCTATTCGTGAAAATTGGAATGATCCTACTAGTGCAGGCGCGCTTTCAGCTCTAATCTTGTGGAATAAGCCTACGCTTCTAGCTTCGATTGCTGATTATAAACGTAGATTTGGATTCAGCAGGGTTTAAAAAGAAATTTTTTAATACTTATAAACAATGGGAAGTGAAATTTTGACTACAATATCAGTTGCAATGTATTTATTTGGAATATATACATTGATGAAGCTTGTTATGAGTACTTTAATAGAATATTTCGCGCCAAGAAAAGTATCCCCTATTTTGACGATTGTCTAAGTTAAAAAGAAATTTATATTCATTATTAATAATACTGATGAATAGTAAATGCACGAAATGTAATAGAATAATTATTTTTATCAATTTTATATAATTTGATAAAAAGTTTTTTTGTTTTATATAAATGGTGCTAGACCACCCATATCTAATTGCTGTACGCTAAACCCGTTGATACCCTGTCTTTCGACATATTTATAAGCTCGTATGAACTTAGGGACTAGACTATATCTTAAGCCTTCATAGAAGTTGATTAAACTTCTCAGACCCACTATCATTTAGTCGTTGAACCTCTATCTTAGTCTTATCTTAACGACCTTAGATATTTGGCTGCGGATTTCCCAATCCAAAGAATTTTTACTATACCCAAGTTCTTATCTTGGCCAGATACTTCTTTCGAAGCATCCTTAGTATCTTTGGCTCTAAGGGAGTTCCCGCATTTTGGTAGTGTCGCAAAATTCTTTTTTAGAATTTTACTAGCATTTAACTAATATATATATTCTTATCAAATTCTTAGTTAATTTGATAAGAATATATATATTACAGGAGTTTAAGTGTGTTTTCTTACCGTATTGCCTGTATACAGTAAGCACAATGCTTTTCAGGGCCGTCATTGTTAATTGACCCATTCCGCTCATCACGCGAAGGATGTTATAATTTGTGCAAAACACATAGACTTTTGACGCAGCTGCTGAAGCTAAAGTCATTGCTAGTGATGCATTATCGATTCTGGACATATTAATAGATCCAGATGGTTGATGTTCTTCTGGTTTAATAGCAAAAGAATAAACATAGATACCAACTGCAGGACCACTGGTGTGATGTTGGTATGGTTGGACAAGATTGAAGTATCCAGCTTGTCTGGTAGCAAAACGGTCGTGACCATTAAGTTGAAGCTTAGCATCAACCATGGTGTCAGCGCCTGCACCATTGGTAAAGTTAGTCCATTGATTAGCAAGGACATTTGCAGTAGCAACATTTGCAACAACTGAATCTGGTTGAATAACCCAGATCAATTCCTTGCAAGGGTGATTAAAGGTGAGACGTTGACGAACGGAAGTTTGCGAAACGCTTTCAGCACCTTGGAATTGAAGTTGTTCAATGAGGTATTCATGAGTAACTTGAGCGAATTGTCTACGTTCAACGGTATCAAGGTAGATATAATCAATCCAGAGTGAAGCGTTTGAAAGAACTGGGGTTGGTGGAGTTGCAAGAGCCGATGCTTGGTAACATTCAGAGAATGGTCTGAATTCTACCTCGAATTTGACTTCGTGATCGTTTATACCCTCTCTTTCGAGATATTTAATGGTTCATTATGAACCAGGGACTAGACTATATCTTAAGCCCATCATTGAAGCTGATTAAACTTCTAGGACCCACTAACATTTAGTCGTTGAACCTCTATCTTAGTCTTATCTTAACGACCTTAGATATTTGGCTGCGGATTTTCCAATCCTAAACATTTTTACTATTGATTACGGCTATTAACCGTGTTCCTTCAGTTTATTTCTAAATAGAAGTAGTAGTTTAGGCTCTAAGGAGGTCCCCGCAATTTGAAAGTGTTGCAAAATTTCTTAGTATTCTTGATGTATTTTACATTCTTTGATTCAGTGTCAAAGTTTTTTTTACATCTAGAGCATTTAGTCATTTCACTAGTATCTGTGGCTAGAAATAGTTATTTCTTTAACTTGCCCACAATCTTTTTTACTTACCTTATAAGTTATTCAGTAAGAGAGATACTTTTCCCAGCATATAGTTGATGTCAATTAACAACAAGCAGTTGACTGGAGAGCGATCAATGGTAGTGCAAGACCAATATTTCTACAGAACCAAAATTGAAGTGGAACTCGTAGAGTAGCAGCTGGAATAGTTGCAGCACCGGTAGTAAGAACGGATGTATCTCCGACCATTTCTTTGTAGGTAACTTCGTGACTAGCAGTTTGAGTCAATTCGTTCCAAATATGCAAGAATTGACCGTAATGCTTATCGATTCTTGATCCACCAATGGAGATTTCAACTTCCTTGATAAGAACATTACCAATGTTTCTAACCCAAGCAACTGTTCCAGCACCGCCGTTGCTAAGAGCTGGAAGAGAAACTTGGAGATAAGTTCGATGAATTAAATCACCGTTTCGGGAAACGGTGGCAGAGACTTTACGTCCGAAATCAACGGCACCTGAAAAGGTTTGCTCGATTGATTCCATAGCAAAGTTAGTGTGTCTTCGATAGACAACCTTGAAGAAGGTGACAGTTGGGTCAGTTGTCAAGTAAACGTCTTGTGCGTTTTTTTACCCCGTCTTTCGACGTATTTAATAGCTCTTACGAGCTTAGGGACTAGACTATATCTTAAGCCTTCATAGAAGTTGATTAAACTTCTCAGACCCACTAGCATTTAGTCGTTGAACCTTTACCATTGTCTTATCTTAACGACTTTAGGTAATTGGCTGCGGATTGCCCAATCCAAAGAATTTTTACTATACCCAAGTTCTTATCTTGGCCAGACAAACTTTTCAGAATGTCCTTAGTATCTTTGGCTCTAAGGGAGTTCCCGCAATTTGGAAGTGTTGCAAAATTCTTTTGAATTTCACTAGCATTTAACTAATAAGTCTCACTTATTACAGGAGTTTAAGTATATTTTATCTTTATATTGCCTGCTTATAAAGATTACAATGCTTTTCAGGGCCGTCAAGAATTTACATTGACCCGTAAGCTACTAATTGCATTAATCCTCCTGCCATTTTTTAGATATTAGTTATAATATAAGGAAAGAAAAAAATTTTGGGGAATTAAACTTGAAATAAATTTGTAAATTAACTACAATTCAAAAATTTATTTATTACTCGTCATAAAAC